GAACCAATGAAGGAGATAGGGCCATGCGCGATGACCATTATGCCAGTACCGACGACCTGATGTTAACCCAATGGGATCCATCTGGCGGCGAAAACTGGTCATACTGGGGATCCGTTACAGGATCCAACTTTATCGCGCGTACCTATCGTAGCGACATAACCACCACTCTACCAGAGAATGGTGAGTATGTCCGTCCTACTGCCTATATGGCATTCTTCAGTACCGTACATAGTCCCGCGTTCGATTATACGTGGGATTGGAACGGTTGGAATGGGCCTCGTTTTCGAACGAGTGCCGCATCCAGCCTTTCTCGGTACGCTGTCCCAGGCATTGGTGGTTGGGGTTGCTCTAGTAGCTACCCTCACATACCTCTGATACCGTATGCTCTCGTCCAAAAGGCGGAAGCATCGGCCATCAACCTGATCAAAAACTCAAATCTCAATTTGGGTCAAACGTTCGGAGAGATGGGAGAGTCGATAGACTTCATGTCTGAAACTCTCGTCAAACTCGTCACGGCCTTCCGGTTTGCGCTTGCGCGTAAACCTGGGAAAGTGATCGAGGCTCTGGGACTTAAACCAGACCGCAGATCGTCAGATTACTATCATGACGCTGCGAGTACTTGGAATGCATATCAGTATGGGTGGAAACCACTCATGTCTGATGTCTATAACTCGGCTTCAACGCTGAGAAATGGACTTATGCCCAATGCTCGTGCTGATGTTCAGGTCACAAGAGACGACCCGAACTACAGCCTGCCCGTTATCCCACCTGGTCTTAAAGGTGAGATTAGCGGAGAAGTCAAGCGAGGAGTCGAGGTTGGCATAACGTATGGTGTAAAGAACCAGACATTATGGGACCTCGATCGTTATGGTCTTACCGACCCTCTAACGTTGGCATGGGATCTTCTTCCCTTGTCATTCGTCGTGGATTGGTTCACCGGCGTCCAGGCTTTCCTGGATGCACTTTCCCCTCCTCTTGGCCTCGCTATCCTTCATGGATACCGCACCGACTGGCTCAAAAACGATTTTGAGGTAAGTTGGTGGGGAGACGTGGCCGTTAATAGAAAGGGGAATGAACCCTACCTCAGAGCGAGAAGCCGTTCTAGTCGTCGTCAGACGTACTGGAATTGGCCTATCGCAACGCCCTATGTGTACATGAATTTCAACAGAAACATGTTATCTAAGGGACGCAATCTGATTGCGTTGGTAGCTGCCTACAAGTAGGTGGTTCAGATGGTGGTAGTCCACCCCCGGCCCTCTGATAGGGGCCGGTAGCTCGCAACCTGCGGGCCAACGCCATTTTGGCATCAACGCGGGAAACCGCACATAACAAAAGGGTTACTCATATGAGTGCTTTTGCTAGCTTCTCGGTCAATGACCGTGAAACGACTCCTGTGTCGCATACTTTTGCGCCGCAGGAGAGAAAGGACGGCCTTGCCTCGTTTATCGAAGCAGGGACTGTCCCGAGCGGTAACAAGAAGGTTACTGTCTCGTGGCGGACTCTCTCAGACGGACGTCGTCGTGTTCGTCTGACTATGGTCGTGCCGGTTGAGGTCACTGAGACCATCAACGGAGTTGATTACACGAAGCCCTATACTGGCCGTCTTTCGCAGGCGGATGTGACTTTCACATTCGGTGCGTCGACGACCCAGCAAGATCGTGACAATGTTGTCGGCATGTTTGCCAACAGCCTTGACGCGAGCGTTACCGTTATCGATGATACGGTAGCGGGGCTTGAGGGGATCTACTAATGTTCCGGAGCATAGTGCTCCGGAGGATCCTCTCGGCGGTTTCCCAATATCTCCCTCTCCGGGAGTGGCTTGGGCCCGTTAGTACGATCATTTTCATTGTGATCGTTGCTATGTCATCGATTGCTCTCCTCCCTGAGGAGGATGTAATCGATACCTGGTTTCCCACACTCGAAAGTATGTGGAACAACCTACCATAGCAGTAACCAACTGTCGATTGCTGATCCCTATCCTGGGGTTCAGTACTTCTCTAACTCTATCAAGGAGATAGATCAGTGCCTAAGCGTAACCGAACGCATGAAGCGATCAATATACGCCTTCCGGCTAACTCTAGTTCGAAATTCATCACAGAGCTGCTTGCAGCTCTTCCTGATGATGGTAGCTTCGGAGACACATACCTTCGAGAGGAAATCCTTTCGAAGTACAGTGACCCTACGACTACCCCGGCTAGAGTTAGGGCCAACAGCGCCATTGAGAAATGGCTGTCTGTCGAGCGCCGCAATACGGAAACCAATGGACGCCTCCTACTGGGAGACGTCGATTTTGGTTGGATACACTCTGAGGAATTCTGTTCCCAGGTGAGATCCTTAATTTCCCGTATTCTCGGACCGCTCCGGTATCCCGACATCCTAAATGACGGGACACATACAAACGGAGCGAGTACCAGGATTAGACGCAGTACTACTGCGGCTATTCAGAAGCTTACCGGTCAAGCTCATCTCTCGGAGAGTGCAATCAAACATTGGATTGCCTTTGCATCAGGAACCCGGTTTTCAAACCAGGACCTGATACTCCACGAGAGCTCTAAGCTATTTACGGTACCGAAGAAGTCGGACATTGATCGAGTGGCTTGTAAAGAGCCCGAAATCAATGTGCTGTTGCAAAAGTCCGTCGGGAATCATATCCGACGTCGCTTACGCAGATTCGGCGTTAATCTTAACGATCAAACGGTGAATCAGGAATTGGCGAGAGTAGCGGTTCAACAGAACTTAGCTACGATTGACCTTTCCTCAGCTAGTGACTCCATCACTCGGCAGCTTGTTATCAACTTGCTGCCGTTTGAGTGGTGGTCGCTTCTGGACGACCTAAGAGTCAAGACCACTATCGTCAATGGACAGATCCATGAGTTGGAAATGTTCTCGACGATGGGTAATGGTTTTACTTTTGAGCTTGAGAGCCTCCTATTCTACGCGGTAACACGTGTGGTTTGTTGGCGTTCGGGCGTTAAAGGTCGTATCTCTGTATTTGGTGATGATATTATCGCACCTACAGCCATCGTAAGACGGCTGAAGAGAGTCTTTGACTATCTCGGATTTCAAATGAATCCGAAAAAGACTCACTCTACCGGATACTTCCGGGAGAGTTGCGGTAAACACTACTACAGAGGCTTCGACGTCACTCCCTTCTACATTAGAAGGGCGGTTTCCACACTTCCTGATCTCATTAGCCTCTTAAACAAGGTTCTTGAGTGGGACGGACGTGGCTGGGGTTGTTTCACGACACCCGAGCTCGTTTCGTTCCATAGGAAGTGGTCTAAGCTAGTTCCGCGCCGCCTCTATGGCGGTATCGATCCTAGCGATCCCACGGCTTTAGTCACCGGGGATCTACCGAGGCATCGCCTCGTACCAATCACGAGAGAATGCCCGTTCCAACAGGAACCGGCGCTATCTCTTTGGTTCTTAGACAGGAAACATGCAGGGCTTGAAGGCCTCTGCATTGATCCCAGGAGAGAGGTTGGGTATCGTACCCAACCAATCATAACCCTGGGGGACCGAACTACTTGGAACCCCTACCTCATCGAGGAGACAACTAAATGACTACCTTTACTGTTAACTTTGCTTGTGAAACAAGCGTGTCAACTAGGGAGGTCAGTCTGGCTCTCTCTCAATTCGATCATGTTACTATAGCGTCCACCCCCTGGCTTAGCACGCCAGAGGGATTCATGGAGGATATAGTGGCGATCGAGCGATGTGGGGATCTCCCCATCATCGCCTTTGCAATGTGTCCTGATCTCGATGACTCTGGTCGTACGACCATAGCCGTCGAGGTTAAAGACGATTGCTCCGATTGGCACAACCTTTTCATCACGGACGGCGTCTCAGAAGAGACCCGTTTCTATGACGAAGGGAAGTGGTTAGCTGCATTCGTGCGTGCTAACGCTAAAGCCAACCAACTGTGGCAACATGGGTCGGCGCAGGATATCAGTTCTGCGCCGCATTTCATGGGCCAACAGTTGGAGTTGCCGTTAGGGTAACCG